AGCTAAGAATCTATGAACTATTATGTTTAGATTAAAATCTGGGTCGATTTCTTCTTTAATATGTACTACTGCACGAAGTCTTTGACTGCCTGCTAAAGGATACCAGCTTTCCATAGTTAGTATTGGGTTTTTCATACCTTCTTTTAGTAGACTTTCTACTAAAGGTTCATTAAGAGGCACCCCATGTATATTCCTATCCACAGTTTCTTGCTTTAGAATAAAGTTAGTTGTTACCTTTCTTACTTCAAAAGGGGGTACCGCTACTAAATTAGCAGCTGTTCTACCTACTCTATCACTTACCATTGTCTGCTCTCCATCTTAAAAACCTATCAATTAAGTTCGTAGGCTCTTCCGCGTATACTGTCCAGTTTCTACCGCCTTCCCAATTTTCATGATAGTTAACATCTCCATTATTAAATTTAGTTTCAATAATTCCGCTACTAGCGTGCATATACTTAACCTCTCGACCCCATGCTTCGGCATCTTGCTTAAGTTTATATTTTTCTACTACGTCTGTGTATTCAGTCATAAATATCTTCTCCAGTTTTTGTACTTCCTTTTTCTATCTCTGTTTTAATTTTCTTTTGAACTTCAGGTAGAGCTGCAGATTGAGGCCCTATCTTAAGAGTTTCCCAATCCATTGTACTAGTAAAATCTGTCATACTACCACTTCTCATTTTTGTGCATTTAAAAGTGATACACGCATTTTCATTAGGATCGTGCGTATCTAGTACAAAAGCTGCGTCACACGCATCTAAAATACCTTTTGACATTCTTACTTCTCCACCTTCCGTTGTTTGATAAGCTGAAACAATTGGAGTTTCATACTCCTGAGCTAAGGCTTTCAGAGACTTACTTAACTCGATTTGCTCCATCCAATCATATTGTCCTGAGCGGCTAGGGGCATTATGTCTCTTGACTTGGTTTAGATAATCTACTATTATAACTCCAACATCTTGAGAACTTAACTTACTCTCAAGTTCTGCTTTAATAGTTGCTAAAGTTAATTGACTATCATAAACTACATCAATTTGACGGTCTAATAGTTTTTTCTTTGATAGTTCTTTATGAAACTCATCAAAGTCTTTAGTTTCGTAAAATTCAGGTAGAATATCTACTCCATCTTCAAATCTATTTGCCCACCATTGTGCTACTCTATTCCATTCAGCGGGGGTTAACTGTCTATTTATTATCTTGCCCAAAGGCACATTAGCGCCTAAAGAACAAGCTCTTTGTAAAATCTGCCTTCCGTCCATCTCTATAGAGAAGTATAAGGCACTTCGTCCCTGTTCATACATATTATTTGCTATATTTACACAGGTAAGAGTTTTTCCTCCGCCTCTAAAGGCTCCTATAAGTATTAAATCTTTGGGAGTAAATCTCAACTGCTGGTCGTAGTCTTGGTTTAGTCCTAGTGGTAAATACTTTGAGAGCTCTTGTTCTGACGCAAACAAATTGATTGTTTGCATATTTTCTTCGGGGGGCTTTAAATCTACTCGTTCTCCAATACCTAATACTATCTGTTGTAGAGCTTCAACATTTTCTTCTGCTCTCGATATAGCTATAGTACTTTCTATAAACTTATCTAATTCATCTAGTATCTCTGATTGAGCATACTCATTCTTAAGATACTCAAGCAAAATCCAAGCATCAACATCTATATCGATGGCTTCTATTGCAAATATCTTTTCTTGTAGTTTGGGGTCTCGTATTGACAGTTTTAAATCCTCAAAAGTAGGTAAACTGTTAAAATTCTTTACATGACTTCCTATAAATTTATATACTCCTTGATAATCACTAGACAAATAATTCTCCCTTAGGGTAACCCAAGTGTCAAAATCTTGTTGCGTAATTATTTGCTTCAGTAAAGCTGAAGGTAGATTCATGTTTGCCCGTTCCTCGAAGTTAAAAAAGGGCAGACGACTCTAAAGTCACCCGCCCTCAAAATTAATGAAATTTTAGCTAGAAGCTTTTTCTTTTCTAGCAGCGCCGTCGTAGTCTGCGCAAGTTAGACCACGTCTTGTCAACATAGTTTTTACGCCTCTTACAGTTTTGCCGATTTCATCAGCAATATCTTCAACATTCATGTCGGCGATATCACCGTTTAATTCAGACAAAGGGTCGACTTTACTAGAGCCTTTAGTAACCTTTTGTCTAGGTATAGCGTTTATTTCGCCAGACCTTAATAAGCTGAGAGCTTTTCCTCTGATAGAATTAACAGATTTGCCAAGTGCGTCTGCGATTTCTTCAACAAATGCACTGTTGTTAACCATTTCCACAAATGTGGCTTCTTCTTCGGGAGAGTAAGTTCTAACTGATTCTGGTTTCTCAGCAGGTTTTACGTGGGAAGTAAGTTCCATAGATAGGATTTTCCCTTGTATTGATTTTGCAGAAAAATGCCCGCCCTCGAAAGAGTTAGCAATGTCTGCGTAAGTGTACTGACCGCTGTTGTCAGTAACGAATTGTGATAAGGTAGCTTCTTGATCGTCAGAAAAAGTTCTGTTAGATACTGAAGATGCTAGCTCTACATCAAAACCCATTTTTCTCAATTTGCTAGAAACACTTCTTGTAGAAGTTTCTAAGTGCTCAGCTGCAGCGGCAACTGTTGCTTGAGAGATTGGGCTTTCTGAACCCACGAAGTCTGTAAGACTTTGAGTTCTGTCATCTGTCCATTTAGGTAATGCCATGTTTTTTCTCCGTAATTTTTTATAAAATTGTTTTTAGGTTTGTTATTATTTGAACACCCCGTTCTCGGGCTGCTTGTGTTTTTGCGGATTCAATTCCGCTTTCGTTTACTAAGATAGTTACATCTTTTGTCAAACTATTTTTTACAAGGTAGCCCATTTTTTCCAATACGTTATTTGCGGCTGCCTTTGTTGGATAGCTTTTCAACTTACCTGTTATGCATACTGTTCCTTTTGTCTCAGTTACAGTTCGTTTTTGAACTGTCGTTTTCCAACTAAAAGGTAATCTATCATAACCATCTGTAAATTCGTCATAGTACCAATCTAGTAAATATTCTGTTGCTTTCGGGCCTAGTCCTGCTTCACTACATACTTTCTCGTTCAACTCTAAAAGCGAGTCTATCTTTTCACATACTTTTTGAGAAGCCGTAGTCCCAATCAACTTAATTGAGAAGGCTGGTAATAGGTCTACTAAATCAACTTTCTTACTAGCTTGAATCTCTCTGTGCAGTTTAACTGCCAGTTTCTCGGATTGTAATAAATCTATCATTAAATCAAGATTCATTTCGTAGAGGTCATAAAGATTACCTATCCTTAATTTCTCTATTGTTCTAGGGCCGAGCCCCTTTATTTTCAAAGTCTTTGCAAAATGTTCCATTCTTTTACTTGTTTTACCACTACAATTAGCATTAAAACAAAAGATTTGGTCTTTTTCCCACTCTAAAACTGATTCACATATAGGACAGTTTGTTGGCGGTGTTATTATTTGCAATTCTTTTTCCATTTATATATATTATATCAAATTTGAGGTGCCATGTCAAGAATTATTTTTGGGGAAGTCCGAGAGAATCAACGAATTAATTTTGAAACACTCTGTATGACCTCCAAACTTGATTTTTGGTTCATATTTGTCATCTTTATAAATTTCATGTAAATACTGTTCTTGTATCCACACATGATAAAGAGTATCAGTCCAAGTTCTTTGAATACGGATATCGTATCCTTTAAACCCTCTACTACGCTTTACAATGTGTCTCCAGTCCTTCCCTGAAGCAATTCCTACTTTAATACATTCTCGTTCAAATGTTTTTCTATTTACTAGGATAATTCCGTATAGAACACCCTCTCTTTCTTTTTCCTCTGGGTGATTTTCAAAGTATGTAGGATTATACTTTCCTATACTAGCCATTATAGGTCGATTTCATCTTGCCACTCATATATTTTATTCTCAAGCCATTCTCGTGGTTCTATATCTCCTAGTTTTTTGAAAATTTCTTCATCATCTTCCCAACCGTCTGGTATTTCCTCTAAACCCAATTCTTCTAAAAGGAGCCCATCTATCTCACTATCTTCGAGTTCTTCACAATCTCCCTCTCCATTAGCTACTCCTACAAAACACCACCCCTCATCATCATATGTCATTCTTATAGAAACCTCTCCATAACCTTCTAGGTAATTTTGTAGGTTTTCTATTAATTGAATGGGGGGTGACCAAGCAGAATATCCTGAAAAGAAAAGGCTCTCATGTTCTACATCTTCTATGTTACACCATTTAGCTCCTACATTATTCACATAATAATCCCATGAGTTCTCTAAATAATCATCGCTATCATACTTGCCTTTAGGCATAAATGCAAGTCTATCAATATCTATTAGCTCTTTTACAGTATAAGTGTCCTCTGAGGCATAGAAAGGTCTAGTTATTTACTCCATAACCATTACCTCTTCAAAAGCTTTCTCTACTTTTGGGTCGTTTGTTTTTACATTTACATTAAAATATACATGATTTGCCATTAATCCACTCTCCTTACTATTCTTGGTATTATTTCTCCGCTTCGTATAACTTCTACTAAGCAGCCTATTTCTAAATCTAACCCCTCTATATGTGCCATGTTATGTAAAGTTGCTCTACTAACTACAGCGCCATCAATCTCTGTAGGCTCTAAAATACCTACAGGAGCAACAACTCCAGACTTACCAACTTGCCATTTAACATCAACTAATGTTGTGATAACTCCTTCTTGCCTTTCTTTCAGAGCATATGCTCCTCTAGGGTGGCGAGAAGTATGACCAAATTTCTCAAAGTCCTTATAGCTGTCAATTCTAAAAACCACCCCGTCGTGAGGGTATTTTGTCCAGTCACTGTCGAGCACGGTATCAAAACCTAACGTATCACGTAATTCAGCCATAGCGTTTGCATAGCTGTCGTTTACATAGGGTTCAGAGTTATGTGCTATAAAGATGAGTTCTCGACTAACAAATTCCGTTGTGCTTTTTAGATTCAAGGCTCCTGCGGCATAATTTCTTGCGTTCTTAATAGTTTTTGGGGCGACTACTTCTCCTGTTATTTGCAATAACGATGGCACAGGTGAAGTAAGTCTATTTGGAACTAGCGTTTTCATATGATTACTAATGTCTAGTCCCTTTTTGCCATCTCCTCTTGTCAATGCTCTGCGAAATTCCCCATTTACATAGGTTATAGCGACAGCAGCACCATCTAGCTTAGGAGTAACTGTTACTCCCGATGCGTAAGATTTAAGGGGGTTGCTATTGAGGTCAGTGGAAAACACTTTTTGTAAAGAATACATAGGATAGGCATGAGGAATTCTACCATCAGTAGTTCCGACCTCTTCAAAGTTATGTAACTCTGCAAGACTATCAAATTCTTCGTCAGACATGATAGGCTTACCATTGTAGTAAGCCATTGCTGCCCTTCTCAAAAGTGCTTTTATATTTTCCATTAATATATTATAACAAAAAATAAGTGCGAAGTCAAGAACTAAATTTAGGTAAGGTAAATTTCATCTAAAATATCTTTGAACTGAGACTCTAAGATACCCTTTGCTTCTGCTAGAGATAAAATCTCTACTAACCCCTCGAATAATGCTCGAGAGTTTTGGAAATCAAGGGACATGGCTACGCCGTCCTTACTAGGCTTAAAGTCTCCTTCAAAGTCTAAATAGTATTTTCTAAGGTGTAAATATTCTACACCCCGAAATTCGTTAATTGTTAGTTTAACTTGTTCTGTACCATCTGCATTTTCAGATATTAACTTTTCATACACCTCTGGTGCTTCGTATATTTTCATTTCTTTCTCCCTCTTAGCATTGCGCTTAGTGGGACTATGCTGGTCACATTTTCAGGTTTTAATAACCTATATGAATCTGTGTCCCAGCAAAATAGTAAAACAGTATCGTCTGCTTCTTTAGCTCTATTCTTTTTGTCCTGAATATACTTATTATTAAAGTCTAGGGTACATACATTATACTTTATCTTTTTAGAATTTGTGCTTCTGTATGTTATTACTGCGTCTCCACAGTTGTTTACTTGAGTTTTGAACTCTTCTTTTTTCACTAATATACTCCATTACTATTAAGAAAACTCTTTCTTCGTAGTAACGGCAGTATAATTAATTGTTTATTGCGTTAATAACACCTGCAAAATAAACAGCAGCTTTACCAGTCAATTTATCAATGATGTCCTCATCAATATCTTGTCCAGCGTCGCTCAGAGCATCCTTTAAAGTTTGCTGTGAGTCTGCTTTGCTTACTCTAGAACCGCCACCACCTGTTGATGATTTAGCGGAACCTGTTGCAGGAGCTTTCTTGACATATACACCAGCTTTAGTTAAAATCATTCTAACTCCATTAGGGCTTTCTCCTAATTGGTCAGCTATATCTTTAACAATCTCCATACTTGTTTCTGGAGTTGGTTCTGCTTCTGTGTATAGTTCAACGGCTTCTGCTTTGCTTTCGTCAGTCCATGCCATCTTTCTTCTCCTTCTTTGTTGTTGTTGAAAATAAAATCTATCACTCATATTTATATTATACTAAATTTTGAGTGCGAGGTCAAGAACTATTTTTCGGGGGTGAGTTCCGCCTCTATTTCAGTAATAAATTGATTACATTGGTCAATCGTATTTTGAGTTACGGGTTGCCCCAAGTTCATTTTTAAATAGGTTCTTAATCCATTTAGTTTTGTCTTTACTTCTTTTGGTGAATGAAGCATCAATCTACCAAATCTTCCACATACTCTAGCTTTTCTTGAGCATGCGCTGCTTTTTCTATTTCAGAATCTATTGCAGCTATTATGTCTGGGTGTTCTCCAATACCTACGGGCTCTCGCATATATACTTCTATATTAGCATTGGCTCTAGCTATTTCACCTTTATAGCCCAGTATAAGGGCTTGCTTTATTTGTTGTCTCATTTTTCTTCCTTTGTTATTGCTTTTACATAAGATAAACAAAAACTCTTTCTAGCTCTATTACTTATTGCTACCTGTGGTATAAATGGCACCAATAGTGTCATGCAAAACGAATAAATAATAAACCCTAAAATTCTATGTTTTATCATTAGATTTTCAGGTTGTTTTATTTCTATCATAAACATACTAATAGACCATGTACGATATACCATCATAATCCAAGTAGTAATAAATGCAGAAGCTATGACTATCCATAGTCCCATATGTTTTTCCTTTATCCGAGTTTAATGCCGTATTCTTCTAAATGCTTTAAACTTCCTAAATCATAGGCTAATTGATGTGCATTGAAACCACCTGTTATAAATCCAAATTGGTCATTCCATTCAGCTTCTCCTTCAATTACCCAAATACTGTATAAACTACAGCCATATTTTTCTTCATAGTTTGTATACCTAATGCCTGGATTGCTATCCTGATATTCTTTAGTATATTTCTTTTTAATTATAGCTGGAGCGTGATAATTCGCTGCCCATACTTTTTGTCCTTCTTCAAAGATATCACTTACACACTCCTCTGGTAAGTAGGCTGGGCCTTTTCTTTTTGTTTTGGGCAATTTTTCTGGAACTCCTACCTTGTCTAATATATTTTTAACAAATGTAGTGCTTCTAAATAATCTTTTTGCTATATCTGATATGGTTTCACCATTCAGATAAGATTCAATAGCCTCTTTAATTTCTAAAGTTGTGGCTTTTTTACCTCTATTATGAGATTTTCTTGTTTCTCGGTAAGATACTGTGTCATTGTGTTCATTTAATATTCTACTCAATCTCGTAGTATTATAACTTATGTTTAGCATCTCACAGGCTTCCTTCTTAGTTATCGGATTATCTTGATTAAGTAATGCTGATACCCTAGTTAGGTTTGCCTCGTCTAATTTTTCTCCTGCCTTTTTTCTAATTCCTCTTGTTGCCATATTAATGTATTAGTGTTGTTAATATAAACCAAAATACCGTACATAAAGCGATTGATGATAAAAATACTAAAACCATTGAATCTGTACTATTCATTAATCACTATCCTTCTGTAGTTCGTCTAAATATTCTCTGTATTCTCTTTCTTCTTCTTCTGCTATCTTTCCTAGTAGTATGATAGCATAATGAATAATTTTAAATAAATCTTTTATGTTTCTGCCGTCTTTTTTGCCGTATCTTTGAGCATACTTCATTATATTTCCTATGCAAAAACTTTCTCCGTGTTCTGCATCAAAAATAACTTCAGTTGACTGTATTTTACCAGAACTATAATGTTTACTAT